GTATGATGACCTTGTATTCTCTGCTGCATTAGCTGTCATGGGATTAGACCAAGCTGATTATTATATTCAAGAAAGAACAAAGGGTCGTAGACCAAGAACAATGGAAGAGAAACTTAAGTTTGAATTGAATACTGGTCAGCTTTATTCAGAACAATCTGATTGGAATGATGATAAATGGAATCTATATGAAGAAAGTAGATTGGAATAAACTAAACGAAAAGGTTGCCAATTCAATTCCTAGAAAGCAAGGTGGAAGACAAAGCCTAACCTTTAGACAGATTGAAGAGATTAAATGGAAGTGTTTTACACCTGATTATGATTGCAAGGGTGGTCTTAAAAAGTTAGCAAAAGAATATAATGTCAGACCAAGTATTATTTCTTCTATCAAGACAAAAGAATCCAAAGGAAAAGGTTGGGTTAGATAATCGTAATATTTGAAAATTTTGTATATTTATAATGACACAAGGCTAAGTCTATATCGTGGCAGCCACGTAAATACTGGAGGATTTTATGAGCCTTTTAGATAAAGAGTCGTTAAGCAAATTGGATAATGCATTTTTTAATGCAGAATCTGATACTTCTCCCGACTCGGAGGTAAAAACAGTTGTAGAGGAATCTAAGGAGTCTGCTCCTGCTGAGGAACCTACAACGACTGAAGGAACCCATGAGGGTTCTTCTTCAACAGAACCTGATAATCAGGACGAATCTGGACATATAATTCCATATGGCAGATTTAAGAAAGTAGTTGATACTAGGAATACACTGCGGAGTGAGAACGATACTCTCAAAGCTCAACTAGAAGCAATGAAGACACAATATGCTTCATTGCGGCAACCTGTTAAGGGATCTGTAGATCATCCTGCTAAGACATCTGAACCAAGTTGGTTAGATGATTATATGGATGGCAATAGTTCAGGTCAGGAGCAACCTAATGAACTTAAACAATTGGAGGCTAGAATCCATACGTTTGAAGTTTCTAAGGCTCAGACAGAACTAAAAAGGGAACTTGGTGCTGCAATAGAAAAGTATCCACATGCTAGTGAGCAGATACTTCTTCATGCTGTTGTTCAAGATCCTAGTGTTGATGTGATGGAGGTAGCCGAAAGGTATAATACTTTTGTTGCGTCAATTGAAGAGGGAGCTATCGATAGACACTCGAAGGCAAAAGCTGCTAAGGCATCTGCTCCTCCGAGAGTCAAAGGAGTTTCTTCAGATGGTCATTTGCCAGGATCTTCTGGTAATGATAAACCAAGGACAATGAAGGATGCTAAAAGTGCTGCATTGTCCTTTCTAAAAGACATGGAATTCTAAGGAGGATATAAATCATGGCTATTACTGCTGCGAGTTTAGATACCCTGAGTTCGGTACTTAAGGATTTTTACCTAGGACCAATTCAGGATCAATTGAATCAAGAGGTACTCGCTCTTGACTTGTTTGAAAAAGCAACCGTTGACTGGAACGGTAAACAGGTTATCATACCTGTCCACGTCGGAAGAAATACAGGGGTTGGCTTCAGGGCTGAAGGTGGTACGCTACCCGATGCTAATGCACAGGATTTTGCAAATCTTACTGTGACCGCTAAGTTCCTGTATGGTCGTTTTACTATTACTGGACCAGCAATTGCTGCTGCTAAGTCTGGTGGTAAGAATTCATTTATCGGTTATGTTGATGCCGAAATGAATAAGTTGGTTAATGATGTTCGTAATGAGGCTAATAAAACCTGTTTCTCAGGTGGTGATGTTGTCGGTTATTTGAACGAAAAAAAGGATGCAGGTGTTGGTGTTGCATGGGACTTTACTGGTGATATCGCTAAGGCTCAGGCAACGCAGGATCTTGTACAGGCTGAAGGTAACCAATTGGCTTTTGATGTTATCCGAATGGATACCTATGCGGTACTCGGTGATGATATTCAAGTAGGAAATATTACTGATGGCATGCTTACAACTGGTCAGGTCGATCTAGAGAATGCTCTGGATAGTAGTGCTGTACCAGAAGGTGTCGCTCTTGCTTGTGTGATGGTTGAGGATGGTGGTCAGGCAAGTGCTGCGATCGCCGCTTTGGCTGATGAACCTACTGGTATCTTCGGTAACCTCTCTAGTGTTTCACACTTTGGAGTTGATCGTTCTGATGCTGGTGGTAACAATGAGGCTCTACAGTCTGTTGTTCACTGTGTACAGAGTGCTGATGGTGGTGGAGATCCACGGGCTGATATCAGCCTTGGTGAGCTACAGAGGCTTCTTGATGAGATTTCAATTGCCTCTGATGGTGTTCCTAATCTATTCTTGGTGCATCCTAGTTTCCGACAGGAGTATGCTCAGATTCTTATGGGTACTTCTGCTGGTAATCTTACTAAGGAAGTTAGCAATGTTGGTAAGGCAGATGGTGGTTTCGCTTCTCTGTCTTATAATAACATCGCTTTCAGAGTGTCTCGTCACGCTCCGAAGGGTGGTGTTATTGCACTAAAGACTGATACTTGGAAGCTCTGTCAACTAGAGGCTGGTGGCTTCGCTGATCTTGATGGTAACGTACTTAGTCGTCGTTCTGCTCAAGATGAGTGGGAAGGTTTCTATCGTTGGTATTATGACGTAACTTGTCTCCGACCAAATGCTAATGGGGCACTGATTGGACTCAACTACCCAGGTGCTGCATAAGCCTTAGGCTAGGCTAAACTAAGCTTATCAAGGGGCAGGATGGTTCACATCGGACTGTCCTGCCCCTTGTTTTTTAAGGAGTTGATATGGATAATCTATTACCAGTTTTTATCTTTCTTGGTATTTTGTTTGGAGTCCAAGTGAATATTCTCACTTGGCTTTTTATTAGAAGGACATATCGTACTCTTAAGATTGAAGAAGGCTTTGAAGATAAACAATCAATTGAAAGTGTATCAGATATAGGGAGCATAGAAGCATGGCACTAAAAGGATTTGGAGAAAGAGAATATGGCTTTCAAGGTTTGCCTAAAAGCAGATATGAAGAGGCTATTAAAGCTAGAAAAGCTGCTGCTGAACAAATGGTAGCGGAAGCAGAAAAGAGAGGTAAGGGTGCAGCAACCATGGCTGTTAAGTGGATTCCTAGAATTGCTGGTACTGCTATTGGTGCTTTTGGTGGTCAACCAATGGCAGGATATCAAGCAGGTGCTGCTGTTGGAGATATAGCTGCAGGTGTTATTCAAGAAGATGAAGCTGCAGTAATGCGTGGTTTAGAACAGGCACCACAAGCTATAGCGGGTGGAATGAAGGTAGCTGAAGGGCTTGAAGGTGCTGCTCCAATAGGACCAACAGGTAAACCTAGTTTGGGAGATTACGCTAGTCAACTTGAGATTGATCCTGACTTAAGGGGATTGGATGCTGACAATATTCTTCAAGGGATGACACCACAAATGCAAGAATTTTATGCGGCACTTTCTCCAGAGATGAAACAAGAATTCTTATTTAATCAATTGCAAAGCCAACAGCTTAAGCTACCTGGGTTTGGTGCTGAATAATGGCAGATAAGCTACCATCAGAATTTGCTAGTCAACTAGAACAATCAAAAAATGATAAGACTACAGAATCTCGTCTATGGGATCTATGTTTACTATATCTTGAAGGTCAACAGTATGTTTCATATGACAGAACCTTAAGACAGTATGTAACTTCGTCAGGACAACAAAGACCTACCAAATATGTAATCAATCTTCTTATAAACATTTATAGACATATTACTTCTAGACTGTCTGTTGAGTATCCATCAATTTCAGTTCTTCCTGCTTCTCCTTCAACAGAAGATATCCTTAAAGCTAAGTCATCAGAAGAAGCACTTAAATACTTTTGGCATCAGAATGATATGAAAACTGTAATCCATGATGCTATTAAATGGATGGTATCATGTGGCAATGTAGGCTTACATACAGTCTATGATCCTTCTACAGATAATGTAAGAGTTGAAGCAGTATCACCTTATAATGTATATTATGAGCCAGGAGTACGAACACCTGAAGAAAGTAGATGGGTTGCTGTACGAACTATTGTTCCTAGACAGGCTTTAGCAGAAGCATATCCTAAAAAGAAGAAAGATATCCTTAAAATGTCTGATAGTGATATAGGACAAGAAGGTCCAAGTAAATACAAAGATCAGCTAAAGGACAGAGTTAATGTATATGATGTATATTATGATGATGGTCGTTATGGTGTCTATGCTGGTAAACAATGGCTCTTCGAAGGAACCTATCCAGCTAATTCTAAACCAGTAATTCTAATGCAATATACTGATATCCCATTTAGACTATGGGGGATTGGATTGGTTGCTAACCTTATTGATCTTCAGTCTCTTTATAATCGTTCTAGGAATCAGATTGTTGAAAATATAGATCTTATGAGTCATCCTAAGTGGCTTATTCCTAAGTCTGCTGGTGTTGCACAAAGTGCTATTAAAGGTAAGCCAGGAGAAAAGATTTATTTTAATTCTGCAGGAGGCGCTCCAACACAGATAGCTGGTGCTGGATTACCTGCACATGTGTTAAGTAACGTACAAACATTACAGAATGAGATGTTAGATGTTGCAGGATTGCACTCAACATCAATGGGTAAAAGAGCAGTTGGTATTAATTCTGCTGCTTCTATTAATGCACTATCACAGAATGATGCTTCTCAACTTCAGATGACACAACAGGATGTGGAAGAATCTATTAGAAAGATGGCTGGAACAGTTCTTCAATATATGAAAGAGCACTATACTTCTGAAAAGATGATGAGGATGATGGATAGTACAGGTAGAGTTGTTTTCAGAGCAATCAAAGGTACCGATCTTGTTGATACACCTGAAGTCTTTTTAGAGGCTGGTTCATTGTTTAGGGATGAGACTAATGATAGATTCCAAAAGGTTGTACAGATGATGCAACTAGGTCTTATTAGTAAGGGTGATGCAATGCAAGAGTTGGCTTTCAAGACTTCTAATAAGTTCCTATTGGATAAGATTGCTGCCATGGCTCATGCTCAAGAGATGCTTAAGGGTGTCATTGCTGGTAAATCTGTACAGGTGTTCCCATCAGATGATACATCAACATTTATTGAAGTATGGGATGAATTCATGAAGACTGAAGAGTTCTATCAATTAGATCCTCAGACTCAAGATAATCTAGCTTCATATCTTGAAGAATTCCATATGATACAGGCTAATCAAGCACAGACTGTAAGAGAACAGGCACAAATAAAACAACCTTCAGCACAAGAACTAAAGAATATTGCTGCTCAAAAGACTGGTAAGCTTAGCAAACCACTATCACCATTTAATCCTCAAGATGTATTAGGTGCAATGCCTACACAACAGGGTCAAGCTGGTGGCACGGTAAGTAGAAGAGGACCACAAAGAGTTCAAGGTACACCTGAAGAAGCTGGTGCTAGAAGGGCTGAGGCTGCCTTAGCTACTAAGATGGGAGGTGGAGGCTAATGAATGTAGGACAAGTAAAAGCTTTATTCAAAGACTTTATTGATGAAGCAGATACAACTTTTATTTCAAGTGCTAACGTAGCACTCTATTGTGAGATTGGTTATAACCAGTTTAGGAATGTAGTCAATGAATGTGACCCATCATACTACATGGAAGATTATGAACTTTCCTTAGTTGATGGTGAAATGGATCTTTCAACAACTGCAGTATCAGGTGAAGCAGGTAAGTTCCTATTAGGAGATCCTGCAGATGCTCCAGCCAAAGGACAACTATCTAGATTAGTTAAAGTAGCTTCAATTGGTACCTCAGGTGATTTGACTCCAGCCTTTTATTATACTGCTGCACAAGGTAGAGATGAACTTCAAATAACAGCAGATTCATTTGTATTAGAAGGAACAGTTCTAAGATTTAGTGGCAAGATAACTGATACCATCAGACTATATTATCTTCCTAAAACTACAGTTGATTTTACTGAAGCAGATGCAACATTGATTGATGACCTTACAGAGTTTCATGATTTGATAGTTCTATTTGCTTATGGCAATTATGCTGTTAGGGATGGTGCTGGTAATCAACAAATTGCTTTACAAGGAAAGACTAGAGAAGAAGCATTTAGAGCATATCTTGAAAGAGGCAGAAACTTTGGTGCTGCTGACCATGTAGGG